CTTTTACGTTTATAGAGTTCGAAGTAGAAGACATTGTACGATCAGATTTTGTTAAACAATACATTATTTCAAAGAGTTCACTAAATTTATGAAAGCAGTTATAAGTCACAGGATATATATGGATTGTAGTGATGAACTACAAGAGCGAATCGATAGAGAGCTTACATATACTATTCCCTCACATAACCCACTCGACCCTCCGCAAGTTATTAAAAACATGGGGATTATTCGTAATGGGCTAGTAACTCTACCTATAGGGCGTACTGATTTAATACCAGAGCACTACGAGGTGATTGACAATAGAGTGAGTAAACCTGTGACTTTCCCTGAGTTTAAATTTGAACTACGCCCTAGTCAGCAAGCTGTCTACGATCAGATTGAAGATAATTCAATAATAAACGCATGGGTAAGTTGGGGCAAGACTTTTACAGGTTTAGCTATTGCAGGTAAACTTGGACAAAAGACACTTGTTGTTACCCATACTGTAGCATTGCGTAATCAATGGGCTAAAGAAGTAGAAAAGGTCTATGGTATTAAGCCAGGTATCATAGGGAGTGGTCGTTTTGAACTTGATGCTCCTATTGTTATTGGTAATACTCAGACTCTGTATCGTAACATTCCTAAGATAAGAAAGGAGTTCGGGACTATTATACTAGATGAGATGCATCATGTTAGTAGTCCTACTTTCAGTAAGATTTTAGATACAAACTACTGTAGATATAAAATAGGTCTGTCTGGGACTGTAGAAAGAAAAGANGGTAAACACGTTGTGTTTCGAGATTACTTTGGTAATACTCTATTTAAGCCGCCTAAAGAAAACTACATGACCCCCTCTGTGATTGTTGTTCCCTCTGAGATTCGTTTCATGGATGGTGCTAGAATACCTTGGGCTAACAGAGTAACAAAACTAGCCAACACAGAGGAATACAGACATACAGTATCAATGCTAGCGGCAGCCTACGCTGCAAAGGGGCATAAAGTCTTAGTTGTAAGTGATAGAGTAGCCTTTCTAAAAGCCTGCGCTGAGCTTACAGGAGATAAGGCAATTTGCGTAACTGGTGAAGTTCCGCATGAAGAAAGAGAAGCGCTTGTAGATAAAATTCTCTACGGGGACGCACAAGTTCTTTACGGAACGCAGGCAATTTTCTCAGAAGGAATCTCTGTTGACAATCTAAGCTGTCTGATACTAGGCACTCCTGTTAACAATGAACCTCTACTCACACAGCTTGTAGGTCGTGTGATTCGGAAAAAGGAAGGTAAAATAAGTCCAATTGTGGTAGATATACACCTGAAAGGAAATACGGCTCGAAAACAAGCCTCAAATCGTATCGGGTTCTATATGAAGCAGGGTTGGAACATTAAACACCTTTAGAAAAATAATTCTTGACAACTTGGTAAAAACAAAGTATAATATATGCTCTTATTTGATTGGAAAAAGGTTTTTGATACGGCAGAGGGCAATATTGCTACCTGCAACTTGATAATGGAAATGTTAATAAAACAACAGGTTCCTCAAAACAAGTACGACCCTATCTATAGATACTCACAGAAAAAGTTCAAGGGAAGCAGTTTTCTGCTTCACGGGGACTTTCTGCTCTTCAATTCTTATAAGTACACACAACGAGAACTATGCGTATATTACGCTCTAGCTTCTCTCAGAAGTTATACGGATTATGTCGCATATAACAAACTAACACTAGATCCGCTGCATTGTCCAGTAGATTTAGATGAAATTAACGATAATAGGCTACTCATAGTATTACCGGACGAAATAACGTTCATCTATGAAGAAGTCACACTGGAGACTATACACTAATGGCACTATCATTTAACAAACAAACTGGCGGAGCCCAGAAATCATCAATCTCATCCTTTCAGTATAAAGACGGCGATAACAAAATGCGTATCGTTGGCGACATTCTTGCTCGCTATGTTTACTGGATTACTGGTGAGAATGGTAAAAACATCCCTATGGAATGCNTATCTTTCGATAGAAATTCCGAGCGATTTAACAACGTAGAGAAGGATTGGGTACGAGAGTACTACCCCGACCTAAAATGTGGCTGGAGTTATGCAACTCAGTGCATTGACAACGGAGAGATTAAAGTAGTAAACCTTAAAAAGAAGTTGTGGGAGCAGATTATTACTGCTGCTGAAGACTTGGGTGACCCTACGGATCCTGAAACTGGCTGGGACATTTGTTTCAAGCGAGTAAAGACTGGACCTCTTCCTTACAATGTAGAGTATCAACTACAGGCACTCAAGTGTAAGCCTCGTGCGCTTACTGAAGACGAGTTGACAGCTATTGCTGAACTGAAATCTATGGACGACGTTATGTCTCGTCCTACTCCAGACGCTCAAAAAGAGTTGTTGGATAGAGTTCGTAACCACGGCGAAGAGACTGACGACGAAGCATTAGACGCGGAGTTTAATGTAGGATGATTCTCTTCACGGCTGACTGGCACATTAAGCTGGGACAAAAGAACGTACCAGTAAAGTGGGCTACAAACCGTTATCAGATGTTCTTTCAACAGATATATGAACTGGAGAAAGACTGTGCTATGCATATTATAGGAGGCGATCTCTTTGATCGTCTTCCGAATATGGAAGAGTTGGAGCTTTACTTCTCGTTCATTCGAGGAGTAAAGATTCCAACAATTATTTATGACGGAAACCATGAAGCTACTAAGAAAAATAAAACATTCTTTACACAGCTTAAACAAGTTTCTCGAGATATAAACCCTTTAATCAATGTAGTAGATATTTCATATGTTGATAAAGATCTTGGATACGGCATATTGCCTTACGCAGACCTACATAAAAAGGGTAGCATTGAACATTTTGATACGACAAAGCCTTTATTTACACATGTTAGAGGAGAGATACCACCGCATGTAAAACCGGAAATCGACTTAGACTTACTAGAAGATTTCCCTGTTGTGTTTGCAGGAGACTTGCACTCTCATAGTAATACACAGCGTAATATTGTATATCCAGGTAGCCCTATGACTACCTCTTTTCACAGAACTAAAGTAAAAACAGGGTATTTACTTATTAACGAAAAAAACTGGACGTGGCTCTGGGAAGAGTTTCACTTACCACAACTGATTCGTAGAACAGTTACAAGTAGTGAAGAAATGACTGCTACTGAATTTGATCATACGATCTATGAAGTAGAAGGAGATATACAGGATTTAGCAGGTGTGAAGAACTCAGAGCTGTTAGATAAGAAAGTAGTAAAACGTAAGTCAGAAGCATCTCTCATCATAGATAAAGAGATGACAATACAAGAAGAATTAGTTGAGTATCTAACATATATACTCGAAATTAACCCTGATAAAGTGCCGGACATCATAGGAACATACAATGATTACACTACAAACATTGAAATGGGATAACTGCTTTAGTTATGGTTCCGGCAATGAGTTACAATTAAACGATAATACTGTTACACAGATCCTTGGTACTAATGGGATGGGCAAGTCGTCCATCCCATTAATCATTGAAGAAGCGTTGTATAATAAGAACTCAAAAGGAATCAAAAAAGCAGACATTCCTAATCGTTATGTTAATAATGGTTATAATATTTCTTTGTCTTTTACGAAAGACGAGGATAGATATGAAATTACGGTAAACCGTAAAACAAGTATAAAAGTAAAACTCGAAAAGAACGGCAATGATATCTCTAGCCATACGGCTACAAACACATATAAGACGTTACAAGAGGTTCTTGGAGTAGACTTTAAAACATTTTCGCAGCTAGTATATCAAAATACGAATGCGAGTTTGCAGTTTCTTACTGCTACAGATGCGAACAGAAAGAAGTTTCTGATCGATCTTTTACACTTAGAAAAGTACGTTGAATTATTCGAAGTATTTAAAAGCGCTTCAAAAGATGTTTCTAGTAGGTCAGCTACCATAGCAGGGAAACTTGCAACAGTAGAAAAATGGTTAAAAGATAATAAATTGAGTGATACATTCATACTACCCATGTTGGATTTACAAATTGATACATCTGAAGATGAGAAGGCTTTAAGTTCTCTCATGGTAGAAATTGAAAATATCTCGGAAAAAAATAAAAAAATCAATACGAATAATCAGTACAAGAGACTGTTAGACCAAATCGATATGATGGCTATCAGAAACTCTACAGNAACTCAGTATGAATCTTATGATGAGNTACANTCTGAGTTAGGGTCTTTACAAGCAGTCGCTACGGGTGCTCAACGGACTCTGAAAAAATTAGAACAAT